TAGGTATGGATTTACACTTAGTGTTAGAAATGGGAGTCTAGCTGGCCCAGGGTCCTTTACAAGCGGTGGAAATGAATTATTTCTAGATTGGGATTATCGGAAGATAACTCACACGGCAACTGACCGGGGTGAGAGTTATATTCAATAATAGTTAACCCAGAAGCATATCACCACGCTTAAGAGAGTTGAATAGGCGAGTATAGAACAACTCACGCAAGGAATCTAACTCTCTCATGATGCTATTCAAGTTTCGAAGAGTAGCTTCATCAATCTTCTTACCATCCTTAACGCTCTTAAGAGCATCAATGCATCCGTCAATCATGTTTTGCTGATCTTTCGTAATCTTGTTGATCGTGTCAACTTGTGCTTCTTTAGTTAATATCTTAGAATCTGACATTGTGAACCTCAAACTTTAATGTTTCGTAGTGGTGTATTCTTTGCTTGGAGTGATTCTCAAGGTATGGCATACGGTCATAGAAGTCGTAGAAATACATCTCGTCTTTCCCCTTCGCTTTACGAATACCTCGACCTAAACCCTGCAATGTCGGAACTTCACCAGACAATCCTCTGGCATTGATCATATGACTGATCTCGTCAATACTGATACCAGTCTGCATGACGTTTGTTCCTACAATAGTAGCAGGCTTATCATCCTTTACAAATTTGTTAATGATATCATATCTACTGTCGATATCATCTTTACCCTCAATAGTGTAGCAGTTGTCGATTCTCTGTTGTAGGTTTTCTACATGTTGCAAGTTCTTTACAAGTATGAGGATCTTAGCCTTAGGGTTAGACTGGTATACTTTTGATACAATTGTCTTGATCTTATCGTTGCGCCTGTCACAGTTTACGATACACTCTTCGTATATCTCAAGATAGGAAAGGTCGTCAGGCACAGATGAGACTGGAGTGTTATCCACAATCTGAATGATAGGTTTTGCAAGGGCACCGTCCTTAATCAGATCCTCTGCCGTGCGTGTCGTGTATACGGGGCCAAATGCGCCCTCTAGGACCATCCTAGCGTTGATATCTTTTGCCTTCTCCCTTGGAGGGGTAGCAGTAAATGCAAGCCTGTAGGAGGCGTTAGGGAAGCTCTCAACGGCTGCTATGGTGGTCTCTCCCTTGCAGAACTGATGAGCTTCGTCAACCATAAGCAAATCAGCTTGTAGGTGTGTATCCACTATACGCTCAATACTTTGAACTGTGGATAGCATGATCTTTCCATCAATAAATCCTTCACCTGAATTGTATCCGAGATCACGAATCCCACACCGCTTGAAGAACTCGTAAGTCTGGTTGAGGATACCCTTTTCTCGGAACAAGACAACTGCTGTAATATCCTTATCGTGTTGTAACGCAGCAATACATCCTGCCATGATGAGAGTCTTACCAGACCCCGTAGGGCTGTCTACGATAGCTCTACGCTTCTTAAGGCACTGATAGATAGCCTTTTTCTGATACTCACGATACTCAAAGTTACCAACTGAGGGGATGAAGGGTTCTTGCTCTTCAGGCTTATTTTCCCATTCAATATCAGTTGCTCCAATCTCATTTAGATCTGCTACAATACGTCTAAGTAAACCAGTTCTAAACTTACCGTTAGCTCCGAAGTATCTTTTCTTCCCATCCCATGTCTTCCTCTTGTAAGCAGTAGAATATTGGTAGCCTGGGACTGAGAAAGCATACTTGTTTCTCAGAGCGGATATTATCTTAGGATTATCTGTTTCTAAGGTAGACGTTAAGTTACCCACTACTATCTTCATATACTATAATAGTATTATCACAACAAAGGCGTAATATGAGTGAAAACAAACAGATAGTTGGCAGTTCTGGGGATCCGAGAGAGGACGCTCTTAATGAGCTATTCTCAAACTCAGGGGATGATACTTTAAACATTGTAGACCTACCTTCAAAAGGTAAGTTTTATGAAGGCTTCCAGGGAGTCGAGATCAAACCTTTAACTTTTTTAGATGAACAGAAGATTTTAAGTAATAGAGACCCTAAGTCAGATGTGGTTTCTAAACTACTTGAGAAGTCTGTTGAGGGCGTCAATATTGATGAGTTGCTTTCCATGGATAAGATGTTTCTTCTGATGAAGGTTCGTGAGGTTTCGTATGGTGATAGTTACGACTTCAATATAACTTGCCCCATGTGCTCCTCCGATATTAAGACATCCTTGAGTCTCTCTAATCACCTTAATATGACTCAAGTTCCTGACGATTTAGAAGATCCTAGAAAGGTTAAACTCCCAAGACTTGGTGTAGATGCTGAAGTTAGATTTCCTAGAAGCAAGGAGGAGTTCTTCTTAACTGACGCAGACCAGATATACAAGAATATGTATCGATTCGTTGTTTCTATCAATGGCAACCAAGATCCAGTTTTTATATCTAAGGCATTGAAGAGGATGCACCTTCAGGATATTAAAAAGTTAATGGCTGAGATAAATAAAGCAGAATATGGGGTAAATCCTAAGTTTGTATTTGAATGCCCTGAATGCACTCACGAGGAGACAATGTCAGTCCCTATGAATGTCGGTTTTTTTTCAGTGAGCTAACTAACAGTTTATCCTCGGAGGATCTTCTTTACCAAGCGTATATATTAGTAAATAAGGTAGGCTTATCTTATTCGGATGTGAAAACTATGACTCAAAAGGAACGTTTAGCCTTTACTAATTTTTACGCCGAGGAAGTGAAGAAGCTGGAGAGTTAGCATGAAAATCAACGGAAATCAAGTTACCACAAGATATGAACGGCCCACTGTGTTGGGTCCAACTGCGCTCTTACTATATTTCATTAATGATGGGCAATATGCTGATCCTTATGAGATCAGTGGTGTATCTATCTTTGCTGCATCTAATAACCAGTCTCCGAGTTCTGTAATCACTGCTGACGGAGAGATCAGCCCTGATGCTAGCGGCAATGTGTTGATGCATTTCTCAAACGAAAGTTCTCTCACTAATTCTAGTTCTTTTGATGCTAGCAATTACAATGTGCAAGAAGCTTCGGGCATCTATAAACTTTCTACTGGTAAATATGCAGTTGTCTTAAATGATGTGCAAGATACTCCTTATGGCGTATTTAATCTTTCTGGTGATACCACCATCTTGAACAGAGTATCTGCCACAGGGGACTACATTGATGTTTGGACTCTTAAGAGAAATACGGGATCTGACTTAGACACTATCATCAATGAGTTCACGCTCACTGAAGATAGATTCTTCGGTGTCACCGAACCTCTTTTGTTCCGGGTGGCGACTCGACTTGAGAACAATTACCTTGTGCTGGGCTCGAAAGTTGATCTCAAATTTACCAATGAGTTTACGCTTGAGAACGCCAATATAGATCGCAGCATAGTGAATCTCTTCAAGCAATCCTTAGTCACAGACCCAATGCTTGAAATCTACAAGAAGAATCAGGATCGTAATCTTGATGCAAGAGTTGAAGTTTCTGGTTACTCTGCTACTTCTGGATTGATGGATACCACATCTGAAAACACAGTGATATTCACATTTGATACAGAAACTCTCAAGACCCACCCAAGCCTTCTTGACGGGACTCTGGGTTCTATGACGGGCACCTATGTCGCAAGACTTAAGTTCAATGCTCTGAACCAGACCATCGTATCAAATGACATGGCCTTTATCATACGCTAGATACATTAGGTGAAGTGCATCTAGCTTACCGATCTTCTCAGCCTCCGCTCTCAAGAAGTCTGATCCCTTCTTAACGAGCATCTCATTCCAGTCCTTATAGGGAGCGGTAGGCACAACTGAGAACAGGTCATCTCTCCTGATCCAGTGGGCGAGGTCCATAAACTTCTTACGGCCCTTAGTTCCTGCCTCGTCATTATCGAAAGCACAAACGAGTGGTCCTGTATACTGGCTAAGTTGAAGGATCTGCTCACGGCTCGTAAAGCAGCTTAGAGTCGTCGTAGCGTTCAACCCTACCGCCTGTAGGCTAAGGCAATCAAAGACGCCCTCAGTGACGTACAGGGGCTCCTGAGAGGCGTAATCGAACGGGTATAGGACCTGAGAACTCTTGAGGTTCTTGCAGTTCAGATACTTGGGCTGCTCATTGCCCAATGCTCGACCTTGGAAGTAGAAGAGCTTACCGTTCCGGTTGATGAATGGAATGATCAGCCTGCCCTTATACTTTCCACCCGTAGCCGTGTAGAACTTGAATTGATCTACTCCACGCGACTGCACGAAGGGGTGGTCGTGAACAACCTCAAAGTGTTGTGACTCGTCGAGGTCGGAATCAATCTCATTCGGATCAAACTGCTCGACTGGCCTCCGACCTTTGTAGCCTGCCATGAAGTCCTCGAAGACAAACTTCTCGTATGCTTCACGGTAGCTACACTTCTCAAGGACAGCATACAATTTGAGGAAGTTACCAGTCTCACCAGTCTTAAAGCAACGCCACAGTCCCGTCTCCATGTTGATCGACATGTGACGTTTGTAATCGTTTGTTACAAAGATAGAGGGAACTACAAGCTCGGTATCGTCGCTCTGGAGTCTATAATTAGACTGGAACTTGTCCAAGCAGTATTTTCTAATGAAGGAATCAGAGCCCATGTTCATAAATAGTATTAGTGCCTCTAAGAGTGACATTATAGACCAGTGCCTGTGGAAGTACAGACTGAAATACATCTTAAAGCTGCCGGGATTCGGCTCGAAGAATGAAGACGCTTTGAACTTCGGATCCTTTATACACAAGATATTTGAGCTTGGCTATAAAGAGAAGGACATGAAGTCCTTGCTTAAGATCGCGGAACAGGAACGTGCAACTTACAAAGTTCCCTTCCATGAGAACGATAGGATGAAGTCCTGCCTGGAGAACTTCATTGTTTGGAACAACGGTCTTGGTGAGACGATGTCTACTGAACAAACCGTCAATGTTCCTCTCGATGAGAAGCACGACATTAACTTCATTGGTGTCATCGACCGTGTCATCAAAGGTAGTGACGGTGGATATCTGGTTGTGGACTACAAGACCTCTAAGAGGGAAAAGAAGAAGAAGACCCTCATGGACGACAATCAGTTAAAGGGTTACGCCTGGGCTATCCACATGCTCTACGATGTTCCTTACGACAAGATCTACTGTGCTCACTACTACCCTGTCACGGGAAACTTCGTGGCTGTGAAGTTCACTAGATTCCAGATCGAACGTTGGAAGAAGATGCAGACTGAGAAAGTCTGGCGTATCCGAAAGAAGAAGAAGGATGAGTTCTGGGCTCAGGAGAACATCTTCTGTGACTGGTGCGAGTATAAGGATGCTTGTCCTAAATTCAACTCAGAAGAAATTGTTTGTAAGCGAATCGACGAGCAGAAAGAGCTTAAGAAGAAGGTTTAGAGATCAATTATTCTCCCCTTAATGATAGGGAAGTAAATCTCGTAATCAATATCTTCTAAGAAAGATTTAATAACCTCTTCATTAAAACCAGAATCTACAACCAGGAATTTGTAGACTGTCTGTAGTTTTAGTGGTTTTCTTGTATCTAAAGACTTAAGTAATCTAAGTTGATATAGACTAGGTAATCTTTTACCATACTTAAAACTCCACTTATCAATAAAATCACTAGAGAAAGTGAAGTTAAGTAAATCAATAGTTTCAACTAAATCCTCTTCTAACGTGCTCATATTCTATAAATAGTTATAGAAGAAGACGATACTAGAAAAACACTAAATATCTAATATTTACTAAATTATTACAATGGAAAGGAAATTAGACGATCAGTTTTCTCAGAACCTCTCCGAGTATACGTATAGTTTTGTGGAGACATCTTATCTTGGTCTAAGGCCCGGTGATCTGATTCAGGTTAGTTATGCTGGATCAACTCGGTATGGGTTAGTGGTATCGTCCAGAAGGACGAGTGATGGCCTGTTCTTGTCTAGTAAGAACAATTCATTACTAAATTTTGTTATGCTAATGAGTTTATCAGAGGCAATGTTTTCTCTAGTGGTAAATAACTTGTACAACAATGAAAATGCCTGTGACTATTACTCGCCAGCAATTTTAGGGGCTTTTCTAGGTAAACAAAACTTTAGAACTTTGAACGTAGCAAAGTTGAGAGACATATTAAAGATAAGTATTGAAGCGTAATGACTAGCACTAACGTAGGCGGAAACAATAATAACAACAACAGGACACAGAGAGTTGATATTGATGTCCGGTCAGAGCTTATTGATTACACGCAGGCTATTAGAAAGCTCAATCTGAGTGTTGTACAAGCCACTCGTCAGGTAGCTGCTGCTGCCACTCAGTTCGCAAACCCCATAACTAGGCTTCAGGATTCCATAACTAGATTAGACCAGAGTAATAGGTATGCCCTTGCTCTGGGAACTACAAACGAAAAGCTTACTAAATTTGTAAACAAGAATACTGACGTTCTCAGTAAGGGTTTAGTAAGTAATCAAAAACTAATTGACGCTATCGCTGCTAACTTCGAATCAGGTATTCGAGTTCAAACTCCCGCTTTAATGGAGTTGAGCGAGGAAATGATAGCTACGGGTCAGGACCTTCAAGCACTTACTCGTATGAACTCTGACCTTCTCCTCCTTACAGGAGATAATATTGATGCCTTAGAGACTGTGAATAGAGTCAATAAAGAAGTAAGTGATAAGTATGGCGTATCAAATGAAAAACTTATAAACTCTGTAAACAGCTTGCGGGATGTGTTCGAAGAGTCTTCGTTCTTCGGCGCGAAATCTACTGCCTCCTTAGAAGCCATAACCATGCAGCTTATGGGTCGAACTGGAGGCAAGGCATCTGAGGGCGCAATTAGAAGTCTTCTCAAGATTGTCACAGGAGATTTTGCAACTCTTGACCCAGCTATAAGGCTTGGAGCACAACAGGCCCGCGCTAAACTTGGGGCTGGTCAGGCTTTAAACATCTCTGACCTCACCCCAATTCTTGATAACCTTGCAATGATGGCCGAAGGGTTTAGAGGTAATGATCCTCTTGCAATTGGAGCCGGTTTAACAGCTAGATTATCAGGCTTAGGGGGAGCGGGTGCAGTAAACGAACTGCTCAATCTTAGAAAGCAACTTCAAAGTAACTATGAGCTTTCTGAGGAGATGAAGAAGACTGACGACGATACCTTTAACAACTTCCAAAATATTAATGAGAGAGCGAGGAAATTCTATGATGAGACTGCCATAGATATGTTAGGCAAGCTAGGAGAAATAGATACAAATCTAGTTAAGAGTATCACAGATCAAACTATGGCTTTTGGAGCGTTATTAGGACTTCTACCCACTAGCCGTGCGGGTAGTTTTATGAAAATTGCTGGTGGGGTATCAAGAGTTGGTGGTGCAGCCGCCGGTCTTTATGGCGCTTCTATGTTCGAGCAGGGTAGTGTAGAGCAAGGGGCATTAGGAGGTGCTTCTCTAGGTTTAGCTGTTTTGGGTCCTGTAGGCGCAGTGTTTGGTGCAGCTATTGGTGGACTGGTTAACCACTTTGGGGGACTTGAAGGTATAGCAGACCGATCTAAAGATTTGTTAGCTCAAGTTGCGGATAATACTGAAAAAAGTGCTAAAGCTGACACTGAAATAAATCAAAGAGAGAAAGATAAAGAGAATCTTGCTAGGGCAAAGGAATCTTCAATGGAAATTCAACGTGCTCAATCCATATTTGGATATCTTCGATCTAGAAATATGATTGATTATAAAGAAAATGCAGACATTTTAAACTATATCGCAGAGCTTCTTTCTACTGCTAATATTCAAAGGGGTTCTAGAGTTAGAACCACGGAGGTTAGATAATGGTAACTTTCTTAAAAGATCAGTTTAAAGACTTCGGAAAGAAGTCTAAAGTAAATAAAAGATTCTTGCATGAAAGATCTCATATGGCTTTGGAGTTCCCACAATCAAACGGACGAGTCATAAGAACATTTATTCCCTTTCTCGAAAATCCTCAGATAAACGAAATAGGAAGAGCCAACTTAAACAACTATGAACTTATTGGTCGTGCAGGGGAATTGTTTGCGTATGCTGGTGCGAAGTCTAGAAGAATAAAAGTAGTATTCAACATTACTCTCTTACATGTCATGGAGATGGATATCAAAGAAGGTATTCGTGATATGTTTAGAAGACAGTTTAACTTATTCTTCACAGACAGAGAGAGATCAAAGGAGTTATTTGATCTTCGTAGAGAATCTAAAGAAGAAGCCGAAGCCATACGGGAATCAATCGAATCTTACAGCAAATCTTTTGGTCGTAATGCCAGTATCAGTGAAGAAACTAGAGTAAGACTTCAAGAGGCTGAGGATGAGGTAGCTGCAAATGATTTCTTAGGCAACGAAGATCAAAAGATAAATGAAGTAGGGCAGCAGTATGCGTTAACTCATAGGAACTATTACAGGAAGCTTATAGGCAAGATTACAAACGCTCAACTTGCTCAACAGGAAGCTGACAGTGTTGTAACCTCGATTGCTAATGACTTTGGGCTGGAGCTTGAACAAAGATCAAGTAGGGTCACAGACCTAGATAAGTATTTAGATTTGATTTATGTTTGGGTAAATCTGATAAGAGCTTCCGTTCTAAACAACTCTAGAAATACACTTTATGGACCTCCGGTCATACGACTCACGCATGGAGCTATGTATAACAACGTTCCTTGCTTAATGGAGGATTATAATATACGGATACTAGATGAGGTAGGTTACGAGCTTGAAACGCTGACACCTAAAAGAATAGAGGTCTCGCTCTCGCTCGTTGAGTCTAGAACTGGTAATTTTGGATCTTATGTAGCCGGTCAAATCGAGAGTGGAGACAACCTAACTGGTTGGGAGTCTATTATAAGTAATAATGACTTAGATCCTCAAAACGGTTTGATAGGTAGGGAGAACTTTTCTGTAACATGAACTATAAAAATCATTTAAAATTAGGTCATCTACGAGTGATTCATAAGGGTAAAGAGGTGGCGTCTAGTCTTAACTCCCTACAGTTTAGAGATAACTTAAATACTATCTCGTCAGCCTCCTACAAGGTAGGCAGAATTCCCCCAGGATTTGAACACCGCGCTGATAAGATTGCTGATTTATTCTACGAGTCTCCTGATCTAGATTGGCTGATTTGTTGGACTAATAACATATCAGATCCTTTTCAGCAGTTAAACGTGGGAGATAGGATAAGAATATTAGATATTTAAAATGACTGGTAAGCCTTATAATATCATTATAACTAGAGATCCTAACGTCATCGATGATATTTTCTTTAGTAAAATAAAAACCAAGTCGAGGTTTTCAGACTTTAGATCGTCTGAAGATCCTAATACATTTATAGTAGCTCCTGGTATAAACAATGAGTTCATAAGCATGGATTCTGTTTTTCAAGCTGATGGCAAAAGCTATGTCAGTGCTCGTTTTATTGAAACCAATAGAATACTTGAATTTTTCCAGATAGCTCCTAACGGTTGGACTGAAGCTGTTCTGCGTAGAATGGAAGAGCAGTCTGTAATATTAGGACCTGAACTGGAGTTGGACTTCTTGTTTCGTCAACGCCCTGTGTTTTATGTAACTTACGGGATGGGGGATGATATTCGATCCTGGTCAGGGCCTTACGCAATCAATCTAGCAGACGCAAACCTTAGACTGACTCCTGACGGTATTCGAGATTTGGAATTATTGTTTACACCAAGTCTTGATACTTTAAAATCTTTTACTAACAAGGCATTGTATGATGTTACTACAAAGGTAGGAGATAGCGTATTCAATACTAGAGAAAGCACTCTTGGTATAAAAGATGAGTGCGTCGCTTCTATAAAAATTGAATTAACTAAAAACAGGACGGTGCAGGGAGATAACGTATGGGACTATGAAGGTGTAAAACCGCTAGTGCCACGAGAAGATGGTAAGAATATAAAATGGAACTATGTTATTAGAAAATTAATATTGTCTTATTTGATTAAAGTATATTCTAATGTTCCTAGGGGTAATATACTTGTATTATTTGATGATGATTTAGATAAGATTGAAAAGCCTCTTTCAAAGAATAGAGACACAATGACCTTCACTCCATCTATAGTTGAAAGTGATGTTGTTATATCTAAAAGTGGAAAGTCCTTCAGAGGAAGAGAGCTAACTGCTCGTGTTTCTTCAAATTTAAATAAACTAGGAATTACAGCGACATATACCCCAGAGTTTATCAAGGAAAGTCTTAAAACAACGAGAAGAAATATACCAAAACTAGCGAAATTTCTAAAAGAAAAAGGATCTCAAATTATTTCGGAATCTCTTACAAGAGCGGGTAGAGCATACAGGGCTCGTATGCTTAATCAGCAGTTGTTTGATCCAAATGAGGACCGAGCGGCATCACGAAGTTTTTCTTTAGAAGATCAATTACAAGACAGGAACAGACAGTTAGACGAGTTGCAAAGAGCGTTATTAATTGCGGGCCAACCTGATGAGAGACCCAGAGCCGGTTTCTTCGATGATGCTGAAACAATACGAGAAAAATTGCAGAGGCGCCGTTTATCAGAATTAACGATAGAAGAGCTTAAGGCGAGACGTAGCGAAGGCACCTTGCTTGAAGAGCTTCAACCTGTACTTGATAGGGATGGTCTAACTTTTAGTGCAGTAAATTACTTTTCACCATTGCTTGCGGATGCAATGGCTATGCCCGGAGGTTTACAAAAGTTATTAGATATGGGTCTTGATAAGCTGAACCTTGCTCTTGGAGATCCTGGGACACCTCTTAGGGAGGCTATTGAAGGCCCCATGCGTTCTCAATTATATGACGACTTAAACGTTTATGGATCTCCCACAGGCAAGCCAACTCCTATGAATATTGATTGGAATGCAAATTTAGAAGAGCTAGAGTTAGGGGAAATGATTCTTTCGATGGGTGATGAACTTAAGAAAGACGACGAGGAGACACCAGTTCTCCTAAGACCTCTTTCCAAATTTATTAAAAGAGTTAACTTATTTTCAGATAAATACGCAGACTTCACACTTTATGAAGAAAGTAATATGAAGATTGTAAATATGCTTTATTCTGCCGGACTCATAAGTGATGGCTCTAGGCCAGTTGTTATTTTTGGAAGAAAAAATTTAATTACTAAACTAATATACAGGTCAAAGCCAGCGTTAGATGATTCACTGATAGGGAAGATAGATCCTTATAATGCTGAAGTAGCAGATCTGGGTAGCCGTGAACGTCGTGGCTGGTGTAATGATCCACTGCCAATTGACAACGACAGCTTCATTGATTCTTGGAGAGCTTATACCAGAGTCCTTAATGACTATCTTAAGGAGAACCGTAAATCAAGAGTATCTTCATACGGAGAGCAACCTGAAGTTAGAAAGATAGCTGAACGAAAAAGGGTTAGTAATATTTCTGACAAGATCATATTTAGTCATAATACTAGAAACTCAAATGTTTTAGAGGTTAACTTTGATAGTAAACCTTACGTTGGCGTACTACTAAATGTAGTTAATGAATCCGCATATAGATTAATAGATGAGTATGGTCCTCAGAATGTAACTCAAATACTAAGAGATAACTCTATAAAAAGTGATTTTATAGATACGTTAGCCCAACAGCTAAGAGAGGAAGAGGCAGGAGATAAGAGAAGTATCATAGCTACCGCAGATAAATTAATTAGGGAGGACGACACCTACGCAATGGAGTTAATTAGAGAAGCTGAAAGGCAAGAAATGAAATTAAGCACTTTTTATGAGCTTTTAATATTCAAGGTGTTGGGCAGCGAAGCGATCAGTGTTACTAGGAAAGTTGAGCAAGGGAAGATAATGAATGCAGAAAGTAACCTGATGCAGAAAATAAATCAGTCTATATTTAATGTAAATATTAGAACTTTACCTTTCTTTAATTCAGATATCTTTATAAATGAATCTTGTTTCTTATATGGTAATCCAAATCAAGTATTAGGTTCAGATATTCACAAAAGAGATAAAAAACCTTTATCTATATTTAGCAATGAATATAGTATAATAGGGTACAAACACCATTTAGGCCAAGATTCAGCTTATTCAGAGTTTACACTAATTCAGAAGGGAGTTCCTGGGGAAATGTCACAACTTGATCCTACTCTTGGAGAGTTTTACAAAAAACAATTAGATAGCGCACAGGAAAAATTAAATCAATCTCCTGCAAAAATTGAGGAAGCCGTAGAATCCAGTAATGAGCCAATAATACCTGAAGGTAGAATTACCTCAGCATCTAGAGCCTTTAAAGGTATTTACGAAAAACAATTTGGTTTAGATGAGCCAGTCTTTGGCACAGAGAGGTATAAAAAAGCTTGGGAAGGTTTAGAGGGTGTTGACCTCGCAGATTTGCTTTTTGGAATTAGACTTTTATTAGCTGATACTGGTCTTGCCGGACAGAATAGAAAAGAAATATATGAAGACATTAGAGAATACGAAAGGAAGTTTGGTAAATGAAAATACTAGTAGGGATAGTTAAAAGTAATACGGACGTTGATAAGCTTGGGACTCTCAAGGTAGCTTTCCCTGATCACGCCAATAATGAACCTGTGAGAGTAACATACACATCCCCCTTCTACAGGGCTAACGCAGGAGGCATGATCGCTCTCCCAGAAGTAGGAACACAAGTGATGTGTGCCTACAACGAGTTCCCAAAGTGCGGAGAAGAATCAATATACTATTTAAATTCTATTATAAATCAGCCAAAAGAGACTGGCAACAGAAGTAACGAAAACTTCGAACCGATTAGGACAGGTGACTCTAAGGCGAAAGTGTATTCTGATGACACCTATGCTCCTGTAACTCAAACATTCACAAACGGCGCTGGAGCCGGTTTAATTATACACCGAGAGTATTCAACTAGTAAAATAAGTAATAACGTTACTTTGAAGTCGGAGAGTGGTGACGAAGTAACTGTTGGGTATAGAGGTATTCAGATAGCAAACAATCAAGGTGATCATATAGTTCTGAATAATTCCAAGGGCACTGACTACCATGCTCCGAGATCTCTCTCTGTTGAGACTATAAATCAACAGCAGTATAAATGCACTAACTCTGATATTCTTTGGAAGATTAAAGACGGAGGAGATTATCTAATAGAAAACAATTCTACAGGTGCCTACGCTATAGATGGTACTAAGTATGGTAACATCAGACTTAAAAGCAGGGAAAGAAATATTGATTTAGCTGCCCTTGGTTCTGATAGTCATGTAAATATAATTACTCAAGGGGCTACAATCCAAGTCAACGGTGAGGGTAAAGTTACTATTGTGACATCGGAAGATTTGAACATACAAGCTAACAATATAAATATGACCGCTACAAATAATTTAAATATTGTCGCTAACGGCACGGCTCAGGTGGGCGGCTCTATCTTAGATTTGAGAGGTCAGTCTATTCTTCACAATGATAATCAAATGATATACAACACGGGGCCTGGAGGGACTGCTGTTAATCCTGAGATAGGACAATTAAATCCTGTATCAAGAACAGATCCCTCTATTGTTCGAAATGACTATGATGACCCCATAGGATCTATCTAATGACTTTTGACGCAAGAACATTTTTACAACAGGCGGGCCAGGGAGCGAGTGTCACGCAATCGCTAGGCTCCGCGTTTGGAGTTCCTAGCTGCATGTTAGGTTTGGCATCTGATGTCTTAGGGTTGATACCTTCTCCGATCCTATTAGCAATGCGCCAAACAATTCAGAATGGAACGATGTTGGCCGATGCTGCGATTAAGAAGGTTAACTCGGAGATCAGAGATCTTCTTGGCATATCCTTATTCCCAGACAGAGATGGTTTCTTTGGATTTTTCTCTGAGACCTCTATGTTTGGGTTAGACATTATTAATGGGGTAACAGAAGCACTCGGAACCTTTATAGGGTTTGCTGCGGGGGCTGCTCAAGCAGCAGATGATTTAGGTAATAGATTCGCTGCTGCAAAGGATTGTATGGAGAAATACAAAACTTTCCTAGACTACCAAAATGGTTCGGCGTCTGCTAGGAGAGAAGAGTTAGCAGCCTTAGACCCTGCTGGTTATGATGATCTTATAGGAAATCAGTTTAATTCAACGCTGGCGACGGCTGAGGCTGCAAGCAACTTTGTAAATTTAGCTAACGCTCAGTTAGCTAATATTGATGATACACTTTATCAACGAACTGTTAATCCTCTCCTTGAGCCAGGGGAATTATTTGAACAAACTGAGTCTGTCTTCAGGTTAGAGGCAGGACCTCCAAGATCTAGAACTGGTAAGTTTGTACTTTCTATCGATGGTCTTTACTACGACTCTCAAGCTAACGGGATAGAACCAGCACTTATCGAACTTTCGGAAAGAGAAGAAGCCTTAGCGGTGACAGAGGGTGGATTCCCTAATGGCGACCTTTGGAAATTAGAGTTTGACCCTAGCCTTGGTGGTAGAGGTATCCCTACAACTTCAAAGGATCTACAGTATTACTTTAATAATATTTTAGACCCTGATATTCTAGACAACTCTAGATCTATGACTCGATTCTATGATCAGGACGAGTTGCTGCTGTCTCTGGAAGGCCAGAAGGATAGGAAAGTTTTCGATGTTTCTTCTGAGCTTCAAGAGTTGATTGATGCTGGGTCTTCGGTTGCTGTTATCGATAACATGCGGCAAGTGATGTTTTCTGAGACATCTCACTTCCAAGAAAAGATAAACAAGAGAAAGAAGCAAATAGAGCTAGCAGTCAAAGTTCCGGTATTCTTAGGGAAAGGAGCATTATACACACCGGGTAATGTTCCGGTTAATGATTTCTCATACCTTGCAGGTTCTAATTTCTTATTAGACATCGAGAATCAAAGAAGCATCGTTCTAGATCAGGCAGATGTAACTGGTGTTGTTCTACCTCTTGATGTTAAGTTTACTGAGAAGATTGAGTCTAACGATTCTGTATTCTTAGATCATATCCTCCTTGCTAACATTGCAAGAGGTGAGATCATTGATGACGCGCCTGCTTCATCGGCACCTAGTCTTCAAATCAATACTCGGATCAATGAAAACGGCCTTGCAGCGTTATACAATTATCTTAAAGCTCAGACTAGTGTAACCTCTGGGGTTGATTTCGGACTTCACAATAGTAGCAGGCTCGGAAATTCTCACAATGGGCAAATTGTAGGTACGGCATCTTCTATATTTGATAAGGGGTTAGGTATTGCTAAACTCGATGGTATTTGTAACTTAAGCACAGACGATAATGATGTCGTATCTTCAATAGGTAGTTACATTAAATTACCTGAGGTCAGTGAGCTTCAGGATCTTTTCTACAAACCTGAAGGTGCTTCGTTTGAAACTTGGATTCATATGCCTGACCTTAATGATGTTACTAATGGATACACCGTTGGTGACGCCAATACGTCAGCGTTGTATAGGGTTATTTTGGCTAATGAAAACACGGGTATAAGTGATTCCAAGACCCCTCAACCAAACATAGACAACCTTAGACAAGACAGTGGTACGGGAATTACTAGAGGTTTGATTTATGGATTTACTCGTGACAGAAGATTTACTGAAGGTGAACTTCCTAGTAACTCTAGTAGCGACAATCCTACCTCTAATCTTCAATTAGTTTTATTACCAACTCAATCTTACGATTCTTCCACAGTTGGGTTCCTTGCGGATAGAACTGTTAACTGTAATCGAGACACTTGGAGAGGTATGAAGGTGCCTGTAAATGATCTTATTGAGGGTCGTGCTCTTTCTAGTTGTGAGAATGAATTCTGCCAGCTTTCATTAGTTGTAAACCCCGTTGAAGATTATGTTAAGGTTTACCTTGATGGGACTAACTTTGCAACCTCCAGCTACAGGTCGGTCTTCGGAACTGGCCGTGCGGGTGAGGTATTTAAAACGCCTTCTGTATTCCAGAATAACTCTTTTAAATATGATGCGTCTAGTGTGAACGCAAGTTCAGTTGCTGATGCTAAAGCTGGTCCTGGTTTAGATACTTACTTTACACCTTGGATTCTTGGTGGAGGCTACACTGATGGCAACCCTGAAGGTAACTTCTTAGGCGGTGAGTATGGAGGTAAGATAAGTGGCCTAAGAGGTTACTTAGGCTGTTGTAGATTCTATACTAGAGCCTTGAACGATGGTGAGGTACTAAATAACTATAACGCCACCCAGAAATTCTTTAAGAATATTGATTTAGATTAAAATGACTACTTCAACCACTGTTACACGTTACGGAACCGTCGCTCCTCCGATAATACAAAATGCAACCGTTTTAAAGGATCCTGTTTTAATAGGGTTACGATACCCAATACCTAGTGACCCTAAAAATGGTTACTTTAGTAAATCTACTAATCTGGATCTTGTTAAGTCCAACCTATCCTCTTTACTTAGGACAGAAAGAGGAGAAAGGTTTATGAGACCTGATTACGGTTGTAATCTTAGAAAATTCCTCATGGAGCCGTTGGATGAGGTTACTTTCTCTACAATAAAAGAAGAGGTCATGACATCCATACGTAGATACCTTAGCACAGTTTCAGTAGGAAAGCTTCAAGTTTTTGAAACAAGATCTGGGCAGTTGAAGGTTAATTTATTTTGCTCTATTAGAGATACACTTGCGACAGCTTTCAATATTGGGGTTAGAATATAATGGTAGCTTTTTCGGGGACAGTTAATTCAGACTTTTTAAAGTTGATTCCATCGAAGTTAGACAATAAGCAGAAGCTTATTGATTATGCCTCTTCCGACTTTGAAACTCTTAGAGCTAACTTGTTGAAGTATGTTAGATCTACTTTCCCTCTAGACTACAACAACTTTGAAAGCTCCGACTTTGGTGTTCTTCTCCTTGAGATGATGGCTGCCGTTGGGCACATTCAATCTAATAAATCTGATTATCTTGCTAACGAGAACTACATTGGGACGGCCAGGAGCCGAGATAGCATTAAGAGGTTGTTAGAAGTCGTCGGCGTTCGAATGAAGGGTCCTATTTCCGCCGCTGCTAATGCTTCAATAACTTATACTGTGGGTCCTGATGTTCCTAACCCCAATAAAATGATTGTACCTGCTGCTAACAGGTCTATAAGCATAACTTCGCCTGAGGACGGAGGAACATTAACTTACACCTTGTATAAGGTTAACTCTAACGGCACTGTTGATCTGAATGCTTTAAGTGAAGATTT